TGGTCATCATTCAGATTATAATAAACCACTTGAAGTAAAATGGCTTTGTCCATTACATCACAGAGAATTACATTTGGCTTTTAGGATATAAGTAAAAATTATGAAACAAATTTTATTATATAGTTGTATATTTTATATAATGTTTTGGGCAGGAATTTTGATTTCTTGAAATTTTTGCTTTTTCTTTAGTACAAGACTTACAATAAGGAGATAAATATTTTTTTATAAAGTAAAATTCACTTAATATTTTTTCTATTTTGCAAACTAAACATTTTTTCATAACTTTTAAGATACAAAACTATTTACTCTTTGTTCTTTAATTTATATTCTCTGCTTTCCCTTTCATCTTGTTGGATTGCTTTTATTATTTTTATAATTATAATAGTTATAAGAATTACAACGATAACTCCAAGAGTAAAGGTTGATATTGCTGTAAATAATTCTTTAAATACCCATAATTTTAAAACTGGGACTAAATTACTTCCAGCTTCTACAGAAGATTGACTATCTAAATTTATATTCCAAGTTTTTACAACTTCTGCTAATTCTTTTATTTGAGTAATATTCATATTTTTTTTATTTAATTTTATCTCTTATAGTTTTATCTGTTGTATTTTGTAAAGTTTTTCGGATGAGGGTTCCCAGTTTCCTTGACACGAACAACCATCATTATCTCTTATAAATTTATTCCAAGCGAATATTATATTTTTATACTCATAATTTTCATTTTTTTTCATATTTTTATATCCTCTATGTAAAGGATAAATTCTTCCTATTTTACATCCTGAACAATTCTGCTTTTGTTTTACAAAATCTCCCACTTTAAAACCCATAATTACAGTATAGTCTATTCTAAAAAGTATGTCAAGTGGATAAGTCCATAATAAAGTTATCCACAGTTGACAAATAATCTAAAGTATGATATAATATTAGTATAAACAAATAAATATGAGATTTAAGAAAAGTATAATATCTCTAAACACAAAGCTTCTATTAAAAGGGTCGATTTGCGTTATCTTAGGTAGACCTCTTTAAACAACGCCTAGGTTGCAAAAATAGAGGCTTTTGTTTAGAGATCTTTCCAAATAACATATTTAAAAAACTTTTGTACAATGATTTTAGAAGCTATTATTGGAAAAAAATATCGTCCATATATTTTTAATAATACGGAATGGTTTACAACAACCGTAACTTTAATAATAATCACAAGCTCCGTATTCCGTTGCGTATGCGGTGCAAAATTAAATATTCTATCATTACCTAAAAAGGTTTGTTATAATTGCTTGATAGACTGGAATTAATATGAATAAAACAATTAAAAAAAATATAGCGGAAGAAGCAAAAGGAAAGTCTCTTGCAAGACTGACTAAAGATTTTAATCGTGAGGTAAAAACTAAACGAAAATTAGAAAAACAAATTAAAAAACAAAAAGGTGAAGAGAAAGCAGAAACTCAAATATATGTAGAAACTTTAAGGGAAAAATTATTATTATTACTTGAAGCTATCACTCCAGAAAAAGTCAAAGGAAGCAACTTGGCCAGTATCAGTAAGGCGTACCGTTCAATTTTGGGTCAATTAGCTGAACTTCCAGAAAAAGAAAAAGAGCCAAATAAAAATATAAATTTAAACATAAATATTGATAATTTGTCACCTGAAGAAATGATAGAACGTCTTAATAAAATAAGTTCTGGACAACAAGATGAATAAAAAAAAATATATTTGTCCCCAATGTAAAAAAACGTATCTTGACTGGCTATCAAATAAAGTTAAAAGATATAATACATTTTGTTCTATAAAATGTCGTGGTTTGTGGCAGACAGAAAATAAAAGTGGAGAGAATAGTCCATATTATAATAGAGAAAACAGAAATTGTAAAAATTGTGAAAAAATTTTTACAGTAATACCTTCAAGAAAAGATATTTTTTGTTCTCAGTATTGTACTCATTCATGGAATAAAATACATCATGTTGGTTCCAATAAAAAATCTTCGTGGAAAGGAGGTAAGCCAAAATGTATAGATTGTAGGAAGCAACTTACTAGATATAATGCTAAATATTGTAAATCTCATTCACAAATAGGAAAAAGAAGTCATAGATGGAATGATGGTCTTACTGCTATTGAAAGCAAAATAAGAACTTCTTCAAAATATAAAAATTGGAGACATAAAATTTTAGAAAGAGATAATAATAAATGCAAAAAATGTAAATTAAATAAAAATCTTGAAGCGCATCACCTTGTACCGTTTGGTTTAATTATTGAAATGCTTTATAAATTTTTTGGAAAAGAAAAATTGTATAATGCAGCTATGGAACTTCCATTTTTTTGGAATATAAATAATGGAGAACTTCTTTGTAAAAAATGTCATCTTAAAACATCCACATGGGGTGTCAATAGAAAATATTGGGGAAAAATGTTAAATGGATTGGAGCAAGTGGCAGGAATGGGATTATAAACAAATTTTAGAAGCAAGATTATGGATTGCGTTAAATGCTTCTCAAGACACACAAACCCAAAATATTCTACGATCTCTTTGTAAAAGTAATCCAATATTTTTCTTTACATTTTTTGCAGTCACTTTTGATCCACAAAAAACGCCCAGTAGATTGCCTTTTATTCTATATCCTTTTCAAAAAGATTTTGTTAATTGGCTTGAAGACAAGCTTAAAAAACAAGAATCGGGGTTGATTGAAAAAAGCCGTCAGATGGGAATTTCGTGGGTTAGTTTAATCTGGCTTTTGTATCATTGGATATTTGATGAAGATTTTGCAGCACTTGTTGGCAGTCGTAAAGAATCTGTCGTAGACAAACGTGGTCAGACAGATACACTTTTCCAAAAATTTGATTTTAATCTACGTCATTTACCTAACTGGATTCTACCAAAAGATTTTAATCCTTCAAAAGACAGGCGACACTTAATCCTTGTTAATAATAAAAAGAATAATGTTATATATGGCGAATCCGCTAATGAAAATTTTGGACGTGGTAGTACTTTATCAATTTGTTTATTGGACGAGCTAAGTTCTTGGAACGAAGCAGAAGCTTCTTGGCGATCTGTTTCAGAGGCAACTAAAGTCAGAATTGCAGTAAGTACACCTAAAGCATATACATTTTTTAAAATTTTAAGATTTAGTGGACAAATCGATGTTAAAACTATTCATTGGAGAAGTCATCCTGATAGAGATGAAAAATGGTACAAAAAACAACAAGAAACAAAATCTGCTGAAATTGTAGCACAGGAGATTGATATTTCCTATGACGTTTCTGGACGTGGAAAAGTCTACGAGGAAGCAGAGTTAGTTCCTATTGGAAATTACCCATATTCACCACAATTTCCATTGTATGCCTCGATTGACTTTGGCTTCACCCATAACACAGCCATAGTCTGGTTTCAAACTAATTTAGATAAAACAAAAATATATGTTATTGACTCTTATCAAAATAGTCAGAGAACAATAAATTTTTATATACCCTTTTTGACAGGCAAGTTTCCATTAGATTCTGAATATAAAGAAAAAGATTATACAAAAGAGGAATTACAAAAAATTAAAGAACATGCTAAATGGAGAATTCCAAAATTTATTGGAGATCCTGCTGGAAAACAACGCACAATTACAGATACTTCGGTGATAAGAAAATTAGCTAAAGCTGGAGTTTATGTATCTACAAATGAACGAGCAAAAGCTTTTGCTCCAAGAAGAGAAGCAACTAAAATACTTTTAAGAATTCTTTATGTAGATAAAAAAAGTGAATATTTTTTAGATTGCATTAAGGGAGAAAGATATCCAGAAACAAAACCTGAATCGCAAAGAACTTCTGCAATAGTTAAACCTGTACATAGCTTCGGTAGCGACTATAGAGTATGTTTAGAATATTTTGCCGTAAATATCGGAATTAAAAGAGCCAAACAACGAAGAATAAATTATCTAAAAAAGAACATAACAGATGAGTATGGTTTTCTTAAAGAAGACATTGTGGAAAAAGAAAAAAAGAAACGTGTCATTAGATGGTCATGGAGGTCGTATTCCTAATATAAATGCCAAATAGGGTACACTGTTGATCGTAGAATCGATTTAAGAAATTACTTAACATGCCTAAAAAAGATAAAAAATGCATATTTTGCAATAAAAATGATAAATATGAAAATCGTATTAAAAAATGCCAAGAATGCAAAGCTTGGTGTCATTGGCGGGAATTAACTGGAAGATTTGATATAACAAAATCCGAAACTACAGAAATAAGAAATGTCTGTCCGAACTGCAAGCAATTAGATAAGTTTGTCAAGGCATCAGATGAATATTATAAAAGCAAATGAGGGGAACAAATATAAAAAACGCAGAATGCACCTTCTATATCCTCCAGCCACACGAGATAATGTCGGCTCTTTAATACCTTAACGGAAAGGGCAACTATCCTTAAGGTTAGTATCTATTATAATTTTACGGGAAGTCTTGTCAAATGGAAAGTTACCCACAACTTAAAGACCTTTGGCTTAACTGGGAAAAACAAGAATATCAATGTGATTCTTGTGGTACTTGGTTTGAGGGCATAGAATGCCCTTATTGTGGAATACCTTATCTTAATGGAACAGAAGAAGATGAAGCATCGGAAGGTGATAATTTTATATAATCATCAACCGAACATACGCCAGAGACACATGCAAGTTCTTTTGCTCCCTCGGTATGATCTTCCTTTTCGAACCCTATGATATTTGAAAAATCTATATTTGGCAAGCTCTTAATCATTTCATTATATTGTTCTTCACTAATTTTTTCGTAAGGAGCCATTTTATAAACATGATTATCGCGAGGCAAAAATGAAAGGCCTCCAACAACATCCCAATTTTGATATATCCATTGACCTGTATCTAGCCATTCTTCGTCTCCGACAGAAATTGTAACGGAAGGATTATGTTCTGTATAATTTATTTTTAATATTTTCCAATATTCAAGAAGTTTTTTAGCAGACAAATCATCTTTAATAATTGCAGCCTTTGGAGATCTTATAGGAAATTCAAGAACATAAGTAGAGGGATTTTTTTCCTGACCTACTTCTGGATAATAGGGGTATCCTTCATCTTTTAACATCTGGAACAAAGGATCAGTGCCATTTATTCTTACTCTTCTTATATAATATTTTGCATGTCGAGGATGCATACCAGAAGCCGCATCTACCAACTGAGAAAGAGTCCCAGAGGGTTTGACCGTAGTAATTGCAGCCGATTGATTTATACCGAAACGCTTTGCGTATTCTTTATTTACTTTAACGGCTTTTTCTTTTAATAATTTAAGAACTTTTTTATCTCTTATAGCAGGACAATCCCATTGACCCGTAAGCGAAACGCCAAGAAGCCTTTCTTCCTCGCAATTCTTTTTCCATTCTGAAGATAGAGAAAGAGTAAAATTTGTAAGAGTAGATTGATAAGTGCCAAGTATCGTAGCTATCCTCACTTTTTTAAGAAGTGTATGTAAAGTATCATTCTCTCGACAAATAACTTCTGATAAATTGCAGAATGATTTATTTCGAAGTACAATTTCACCGCAAGGATTAGTGCCTAAAGAATTTATATAATCTTCTGATATTTCTTTTCTTCTTTCAGGCATATTTTTTATAGTATTGCCTCTATTAAAAATACCCCTCTCTCCTGAACCTGATAAGGCAAGAGAAGTCCACTCTTTTAAAAATTCTTGAGATGTAGGTTTTGTTTCATAAACAGCAGAATTATTAGCCATAGCACGTTGAGGATTATCTTTCCAGAATTCTCCTTTCTTTGATTTTCGTATTTCTTTATCCGAGAGATCAGATAGGCTTATAAGGGCAGAGCGCCTAACTCCACCCATAACAACGATTTCTCCTATCATACATATAATATCATGAATATCTATTGGTTTTAATTTTTTACCTTGTCTTGAGAGAATTATTTTTCTTGTAAAATCTAAAAGATTACGAAGGGGTTCTGGTCCAGAAGACTGACCTCCCATAGTTTCAAGGCGTGCACCTGCCTGTCTTAATTTAGAATAATCGAACTGGACATCATAACCAGAATACCAAGTTCTTAGCCCCCTACTTAAAGCATTGCCCCAGCCTTCTTTACTGTCTTCTATAACAAAAATATCTATTTTATCTTCTTTTACTTGCTTATCTATAATAGAAAACTGATCTATAAATTTTTTCTCAACAGAAAAACCAACGCCTGTTCCACACATTAAAAGATACATAATTTCTGCAAAATCTCCAAGTTTTGTAGGAGCAATAAAACTACAATTATAGGCGCAGACATTGGTTTTCCTGCAAGCCTTTCCTGCTGACCACAAAAGACGCATTGATGGCATAACTTTTTGGTTTAAAATATAATCCTGAATTTCTGAGTATTCTTTTTTTGTAAGCTTATCATCAAGATTCTCTTGCATAAAATCCATATAGCGTTGGACAGTTTCTATCCAAGTTTCTCGTCTATTGTTTTTCTTTATCCATCTGGAATAGGTTCTATAATAAATAAACTCAGACAGTGAGTTTGTAAAATACTTTTTACTTTTCTTAACTAATAATTCGACTTTCATTTAATTTTATCCCCATTATAATTAGATTTAAAATATGACACAACTTACAAAGTTACAACGTGAA